AGTATGCGAAACATGCGACGGCGAAGGCACGATTGATGAACGCCTCGGCGGCATTTCAACCTCAAACCCAGCCGCAACCTGCCCAGATTGTGATGGCGTTGGCGAGCCGCGCCGTTTTCATCGCCAATTACCAGCCGCCCCTGTGGATGCCGGCCCGGTTGCCAATGCCCTGATCCTGGCCGATGCCTTGACCAAGGCTGAAGCTGTGCTCACGCGCGTTGGCGACGAAGGATTTGATATGCACGACATTGACGAAGCGGCGACGGTACTCGCCGCCATCCGCCCGGTGATGCGGCAGCACGGGATCCGAACATCGGAATGGCCGGCTGCTGCACCGGCGCCAGCAACCCCAACTCCCCCGCCTACTGCCCCTGTTGGTGGGTTGGTGGAAAGGGTGGCGAGCGCAATGGGCCCGTCTACCCAGGCAGCCATGGACGCCGGAGAGCTGCCCATTGGCAGCGCCTTCTTCGCGAGCCGGGAAGTAGCCGACTGGCTCTGCGGGCAGGGCCAGCAACACAGCGCCAGTATTATCCGCCGCGAGATTTGTAGATGACCATGCCCGATCAAATCCAAATTACCCATCGACCCAGAACCATGAGCACCCCCATCATTTGCGCCGCACTGGACACCTTCCAGCAGGCAGCCAATCGCGGCACCGCCGTCTACCTGTCGCCGGAGCTTGTTCAGGAATTGCGCGCCGCCCTGAAGGCTGAGCCGGAGAGGGAAGGGCCACGTCTTCAATGGACCGATAACATGCCACCCAGCGAAGCGTGTAGATACGACCATTGCATTGCCGAAACACCGTTCGGTCGATTCCTTATTACTTGGAAAGGCTGGAAGGAATACGATAGCCCAACTGTTGATGAGACGCCCTGGGGGGACTGGTACGCGGCGTTCAATTCCGTGGACGATGCCAAGGCTGCGTGCCAACAGGGAATGAACGAGCGCCTTACTCGCTGTGGCACCCCCGCCACCCCGCCGGCGCCGGAGAAGGGGGAAGCGCCGAGTGCAGCGGACCTGCTGCCAGTTGAGCCGCCGAACATCCCTACGACCATGGCGATGCAGTACCGCAGCGCATGGCGCGAGGGCGTCGAAGACGGATGGAGTGAAGCCCGCGCCATCCTTGCCCGCCGGGGGCACCCCCCTGCCGCAGCTCCAGCGCCTGGGGAAAACCTGGCCACCCCGCCAGCGCCGGAGCCTGGCCCCACATACCTAGACGCCATTCGCCTAGCCCAGGGCTGCCACACGTACTCAGGCGGCCATAGCGGGACCGAGGGTGAGGCCTGGCATAGCGCCATCGATACGGTCGTGGCTGTGCTCAAGCGGGCGGCGGTTGGGCCCTGGGACAGCCAGACCAGAGCGGTGTATGGCGTTGGAGTGGAGGCCGGGGCTGGGGAGGTGGCGGAGCTGGGGCCAGTGAGTGAGCGGCTGGCTGGGGATGTAGCGACAGATGATGAAACTTCAGGAAACATTGTGCTGTTAGCAGGTGGCATAGAGGAAATTGCCGATTTTCTGTATGAAATGGAAAAATACGATTGGTACGCCACGCTTAACCGTGCCTCAAAACACCTGCAGCGACTGAATCGGGCCGCGCAATCCGCCCAAGTGCCAGCGCCCCAGGCCGGGGAGGTGGAGGCGTGATGTTAGTTCAAATTCCAACACTGGCAGACGCTTATTTGTCGATCGCAAAATGGGCCTATCGCCGTTATGCGAGGGGGATGGAGGCCACCAGTAGAAAGCCGGTCGGCGTGCCAGGTAACCGGGACCCAGACAGCCCCTGCCCGGCATTTGAGCCCCGCCCCCGCAAGCTGGAAGACTTTGCCGATTGCGAAACAGATGGACATTACCTGTGCTCTAAGTGTTGCCACAGAGTGTCAGCGCCGGCATGGGGGGAGGTGGAGGCGTGAAAACCAAGGAACAAAAACTCAGGACCGCGATGAAAGCAGCCCGTGAATTTATCAACCGGAGCGAGCTTTTGTTGGCCTATTGGGAAGCAGGCGGCCCAAACTTGACCGGCACGGCCCCATCTGGCGCTGTTCGACGTGCATCCATGGAGCTGACCAGATCGCTCTCTGAATACAGGAAACCTTGAGCACCCCCAAGAGCCCCGACACCCTGGCAATCCTGGCTGCGTTCAAGGATAGCCCAGCCCTGAACGAGGCCGTTGCCCAGGGCTTCAGGGCCCTGGCGCTGCTCAAGTCGCCTGAACCATTGACGCCGGATCGGCTATTCCGCATCGCTGACGAGCTGGACCCGTGAACCGCGCCCCTGCGATGCCATAGCGACCCCATCCCGCCATCCTGGAAACCTGGAGCACAGCAGCGGCGCCCCAGATGATTGATCCAGTGGTTCCAGTCCAGGAGGTCATCACAATAGGCGGTCGATTGGTCTGGCGTATCTGCGCTGGTGTCCATTGCGTTGAGGCGTACTCTGGAGCCGACGCTTGGCACAAGATGAGGCGCCTATGCCGAGAGCACGGGATCACCCTGGCGACCACTGGTGTTGCCGGGCCAGCCGTAGGACCCCTCTGCTGCCAGACCCTGGCGTCTAGCCCGCCTCCTGCAGCACTGATACCCAGATCCGACCCAGTTGCGTTAACGGAAGGATGCGGTCGCGCAGGTCAATGTTATGCAGCCGGATGCAGCCAAGGGTTGGGTACAGGTCCTGCCTTGGCGCCCACGCTCCAGGCCAGCCGCAGGCACTGCCACCACCATGCACCATGATGCCGTCTCGATACGGCTTGCTTGTTGGGCCCTCCTGGCCCTCCTGTCCTTCCATATCAAAGCTGTACCAGCCGTAGGCGCGACGATCGGCGGTAAGCCTTGGGCGTGGATCCTCTTCGTAGTCTCGGTAAATCTTGCCGATCAGGTAAAGCCCCGGCGGGGTGTCCTCACCGGTCCGACGCCATTCAGTCTCCATCCCCTGGCCACGACAAAGGCATAGAATTTGCCACAACCGACGCCCGTCATGCGTCCACCCTGTCATGGTTTCGGCAATGTCATTGGCGATCAGATGGTGATCACCAGGTCGCAGGCTAGGCCGGATCCTAGGGCCCACCATCCCTGGCGGCCAGACCGGTGTCTTCACAGCGGCCACCGAGACACAACACGCCAGCCCCGGATTCGCAGCAGCAACGTCGCAATGCCGGCACGCCATGGCGGCACGTCAACAAACCGCGCCCGCGTCGGGGGATCCTGCGGCTCTTCGCAGATTAGGCGGATCAACCCGCACGTCATCATTACCTGGCACCTGAGCCAGCTTTCCCGGTAAACTAACCCAGACGCCAGACGGCAATAGTGCCCACCGCCGCTTTCTCCTGGGATCTTCAGCGGGTGTTTCCCGTGCCAGGGAGGTCTGATGTTGGCATCATGGGCCGTGCCTTTGACCTTCTGCCTGGTGGCACGATGCTCAACGCCCCGTGCATCCATCGAGGGGTCGTTGGGGTGACGGTAAAGATACTCAGCGACACCAAGGCGCAAATTATCAATTCTGAGCCGGTGATTATGACTAGGGAAGACACGTCACCCAGAGACCTTGTGCCATGGCAGGAAGTGTTACTACGGTCGTTTCAGCTTCAGCCCGCCTAGGATCATCATTTCGGGCCGTGGGTGCGGTTTGGCACGGCAATGCCTAGCGCTGTGGTGGCTGCACCGGTAAGGGCAACGATTGCAACGGTGCGGCTTTCAGCACAGGCTTTGCCGCCAGCATGTTTCGTGCAATTCCACCAGTCAAGAACCCCAACTCCTGCGCCAGCCAGTAGGCAGAAACCGGCAAACCCAAGACACCAGCTTATGTAGCGGGTCACCCCCTCCACCTCACCAGTGGTGGGGGCACAAAAGATCCCACCTTGCCTGAACCATGGGGCAGCTTGTCGTACATCGCAATGCCCTGCGTTACTACCCAGATCACCACGCTTACGCCGCCCGCAACTGCGGCCATTTTAATTAAAATACCTTTCGTATCATTCTGTAAACCTTTAACAGTCTCCTGTAGTTCCTTGGTATCTTTGGCCCATCCCTTTTCTTTAACAGTGTCCTGTAATTGTTGAATATCTTTTGCCTGTAATTCAACGCTACCCGAAAGCTTGATAATATCTTTATCGTGTTCGTTCATATTTTTAATCGCATCTTTATGATCTCTTTGAATTTCTGATATTGTTCGCTCCATACGGTCTTGTCCGCTGCATAAAAGCCTTAGGTCACCTTGCATAGAGGTAACATCCTTAAGTTCTTTTTTTACGTCTGATAATTCGCCACATGCTCGATTTAGCATGTTAAACAAGCCGGCCATATCGCTCAAAGGGACGTGCTGACCGCCTTGGCTTAGATCCTCACTCACGGCTTCAGCCTCCCTGCCATCCAGCCTCTAAGCGCGGGGACCTCAGTCAACACCCACCACGCCGGCAGGAATAAGACTAGGTGCAGCACCGTCATCGGCACTGCCACGCCGATAAAATCTTTCAGATCCATGATCAACAGCCTGTGGAAGCTGTGTCGATTTGTTCCAGCTTTCCAGATCATACAAGTGCTCATCTATCTAATGTCTTCCGAAACTTTTACAGAAATAAATCCGTCATTTGGGAATGTCTCGATCTTGCCATTGGAATACGTGATTTCAAACTCTGCCTCAAACGTGCCAGCGTTGGCAGTGTCGGCTGTATCCCACTGATATTCGACCGTTGGCGTGCCCGTTGCTGTCACAACCACAGCCGTAGCATCTTTCACGGTGGCCCCGCCCCTTGACCGTCGCTGCCGCATGTGAAACCGCACCGTCGCACCGATCAGCACCACCGATGCCGGATCTAGTGCGTATCGGATGGCGGGTGATGTATCGCCAGTTTTGATGTAAAAAGTGCTCATCAAATCCTCACCTAACGATGTGCCCGCCACGGCGTGATATACTCAGTTTGCCGCCATTGGCTGGATCGCCAGGGAAGGCAAAGCGAGTGGCAAACTGAACTGGCCCGATCGCCGTTGCCGTGCCGGTGACCACAAAGACACCAGCCGCCAATCCGATAACGCGGACTGCGCCTGTTGCCGACCCGTCAAGGGGCAAATCTCCCGCCGCTACCCCGGATATGATTGCCGTAGCTACCGTGCCGGTCGCGTTACCAGTGAGCGGTAAGGTGCCGCTGGCAATCGCGCTGATCAAAGCCGTTGCTACGCCAGTCCCGCCAAGTGGCAAGATGCCAGTGGCAACGCCGGACACGCGGACAGAAGCGGTCGCCTCACCATCGAGCGGCAGCGTCCCGCTGGCGGCGCCATCGACGTTGACCTTGCCCGTAGCGGTACTAGCGAGCGGCAGTGTCCCTGCTGCCGTGGCAGTGATCGGAACGGTGCCGACGACGCCCGTAGCGGCGCCAGACAGGGGCAGCGTGCCACTGCCCACCGCAGATACTGCGACGGCACCAGTGGCGCCCCCCTCAAGGGGCAAGATGCCAGCGGCAGATCCGGATACAACTACCTGACCCGCTGCCGACCCACCAAGGGGCAGTGTCCCCGAAGTGGTGGCGGTGATCGGAGCGCTGCCGATGACGCCTGTTGCGTCACCAGTTAGTTCCAGCGTGCCACTGGCAATCCCGGTGACTAGGGCGGTTGCCGTAGCAGATCCCGTGAGTAGCAGCGTGCCGCTAGCTGCTCCGGAGTTAGTAACAGTGCCAGTCGCAGTCCCGGTGAAGCTGATCGTGCCAGAGGCCGTGCCGGTAATGCCACTTAGCGGCGCAACAGCACCGACAATCGGCAACAGACCTAGTTCGACCTGCGCGCCGTCGAATAGGCGACGGGACGCCATACCTTACGCCTCTGCTAGTAGGAGTGTGCCCGCAAAATTCTGCTGGACAGTTGTAAAGCACACAATGCTGACACAAGCATCGTCATCGAACTCGGCCATTGCGCCAATCATTCCGCCGCTACTGACCGCATCAATGACATTTGTGTTGCTTGTCGAGGCAGGATCGAAAATTGTCAAAGGCTTGAGCAAGCACACTCCAAAGTTTCCCGCCGTACTAGTCGTTCCGGCCAGCGTCACGCCCTCGACTGAGCGCACGCCAGTATCACCTGCCTGCAACGGAATAATAATAAACCGGTTTAGTTCACGAAAACTGCTGCCGCCAAAAACAGTTGCAGGGCTTACGCAGTTCGGTGTCCCGGCTTGATTGGTATAGCGCACGGTAACAGTGGTCGCCGTTGTTCCGATAATTCCAAGAATAAATAAGCCGAGCATTACGCCTTCGCCCGTAGTGTGTCGGGTTAGCGCAGCAGTCGGCAGGTTTGTGGTCTGTTCCGTTGTAACGGTGGCGCTCATCCCGCCTGAGATATTCAGCACGTCAACGGCCATCAAAGCGCCGCTTACCACACCGGTGTTAGCAAAATGCCCGCCGATGATTTGCAGCTTGCCGCTGGTTGTATTAGGTACAGAGCCAATGCTTTGCAAAGAGTTTTTGTCAAGCGCAACACTCGTGGTCGGGGTAGCGGGATTCGGCGTGAATAGTTGCCACAACCCGATTGGTCTACCTTGCGCGGGGTTTATTGTGCTTGTCTGAAAATCCGAAGCGCGGTTTAGTTTAAACGCCTCAAGATATGCTCCATAATTAGCGAAAGCCATTTCACTTTTCCACCGTGCTGAGACAGCCCCATATTTCGGGAGCACTTCCAGACAAGGGGGTGTACAGCCACGCAAGACATGCGTCAGGGTGGATTGTGGGGATACCCGGCATGCCGGTCGTGTAATCGCGCCAGCCCGCCATTCCCGTCGAGCCGACGGGTATCCATGCCAGCGGCTGCGCGATGGTGATTCCGAAGTTGCCCGCCGTGGTGGTCGATGCCGCCAAGGTTACAGTGCTAATCGCACGGATGCCAGTATCGCCTGCAGCAAGCGGAATGCGCTGTGCTCGCGTGACTTCGCGGTTATTGGTTGAGCCAATGTTGACGGTTGCAGTTTGTCCGCTAGTCCCGGCCTGATTGGTGTAGTTCATGGTCAGAGTGGTCGCGGTCGTGCCAAGAAGGCTATAAATCTCATACCACGCCATGTTGCCCACGCCGTCCGTGTAGCGCGTGAGCGCAGGCGAGGCAGGCGACCCCTGTACGGTCTGCGCGGAAGTTGAGGTTCCGCTCAGTCCGCCGACGTGAAATAGCCGGTCATAGAGCAGATAAACGCCAGCGATTTGCGGCAGAACGCTGGCACCGATCAAGTGCAAATCGCGACCTTCACCAGGCGCGATGATAGGCAGCGCACCTTGCGTCATGCGGTCAGTGATGGCGGCAGATGTCGGCACTGCACCCCCTGCTGGCATACCGTCAAAAGTCCACACGGAATTGGAACGACCGGCGACTGGAGCTGGCGCAGCCGCGCCTGCAACACGGGCTACCTTGTGGAAGAACATGTTGTTCGGCGTTCCGTTGTTGCCACCAGATTGCCGGTTAATCAGGTCCGAAAGGTCGGTAAGCGCAGCCATCAATTACTACTCCATTCAATACCACGCTCCACCGCATCGGCTTTCGCGTCAACAATAAGTGTAGCAAGATTGTCAAGGTTGACGCCGGATAGATATTCCCATTCGCCTACTTGCGGCTGAATCGCAAAAGCTCCTTCACCAATTACAAGCCGCCAATCCCCGGTGCTGGCAATGTAAGTGATTTTACCGGGGGTTACAATAATCTGCATAGATCTGCTCTTTTAGCTGTTTTTTGGTTGGATCTTGGGGTCAGGCACCGCCAGCGGTCAAGGTAAATGCTGTGATGGTCACTTGTTGACCTACGCCAATCGAGGTGTTGTCGAGGGTCATGTCACCACCGCCGCCAGTGGCAGTTACGGTCCCTTGGATATGACAGGTAGCGCCCTGATCAATGCTGAAGTGAGCCGCTGTACCAGCTGCGTCCGCTGCTACGTCCTGCCACGTACCGGATAGCGCCTTTGACCCGCTTGATGCAGTTGTCAGCCAGTCGGACGGGAGGACCAGTGTTGCCAGCACCGTACCCGCCCTTGCCGCCGCGCAGTTGGCAGGGACAGATCCCGTGCGAATCGTCAGTGTCGGGGCCGTACCTGCTGCCGTTTCGATTGCGTCCAGCGCACCGTTACGCGCTGCTACCGAAAACTGAAAAGCCATTGGAGTCTCCTTTGTTCAGCGGCAAAGATCGCTGCCCTAGCTTTCCACCCACGCCTCATCGACCACGGTGGCCGGATCGTCAGCAGCAAACCGCCCACCCGTCACCCGTGCTCGTTTACGTTTGGTGGAGCCGGTCAGTCCCGACTGCGATGCCGTCAAGGGCTCCGCAGCGGGTTCCTGGGCCTCGGGCTCGGCTGCTGGCTGTTGTGGCTTGACTTCGTGGCCGTAGCCGATAGGGAAATTCATGGTGATAGATAGCAGAAAGGGCCCTGGAGGGCCCTAAGTGATCACAAGCTGCCTAATGGGTCACTCAGCGGGAACCAGGGCTACGGTGTTGGTTCCAACCGGCACAGCAGCGCCGTTTGTTACGGTCCCGGTTGCCGATGCGCTGGTGATGTTACTGGCCACCAATGCGTAGGTAAAGGTGCTCGCGCCCACGCCCGTAATAGCAAAGGTGCCATTCACCAGCGGGTTGGAGCATCCCACGGTGACGACCTCACCAACCAGCATGGTATGCGCAGCCGATAACGTGATCGTGACCACGTTGGAAGTCAGCGCCACGTTGCTGATCGCCAGGTTGCCGGTGCCGGGGCGCACCCGGACCGCAGCCACCCGAATGTCACCAGTCACCGAACCGGCAGCCTTGACGGCATCACGGATTTGTTTGCCGCCGACAACGACCTCATTGATTGCGCCAGCGGTAGCGGTGACCACACCGATGTTGGCGTAGGCGGAGGCAGTGCTCAGGGCGGCGCCTTCGGCAACGTGAGCAGCCTGCAGGATGTAGCCGCCAGCGGAGTTACTGGAGCCACCGGAGGCGATAAGCTTCCAGGTATTCTGGGCTGCCAGGTTGGTAGTGAGCAGCCGAGCGGCCCCGGTGCGGGTTTCAGCAGGGCGGCCACGGGCGCCGGCCTTGACCTCGCCGACCATGACGGTCATTGCATCCAGTAGATAGCCCCTTCGGGGGGCCAGTCCAGTTGCGCGTGGCATGAATCAATACCTCAAGGAATCAATGGATAGATGAATAAATAGGGCAATGATCAGGCGGTCATTGCGGCATTAGTGATGCCGTAAACGCGGGCAGCGCTGCGACCATTCATAATCGCAAGTCCGACAGACCATTCGATCCGGGTGCGATCCACTGGGGCATCGGATACTTCTCCGAATGCCTTTACGTCAACCCCATACCCACCAGCCGAATCAGGGCCTTGAATGCCAGTGACTTGCTGATCGCCGTAGGCGACGCAATAAACACTGGTGGTGTTGCCAGCCTCGGTAAAACCTTGGATGGTCACGTTTTGGGCATTGGTGTCAGTGACGACAATGCGAGTGTCGCCATAAGTGGTGACGAGCTTGCCAAACTCGTCTCGCGTGGTAGTCAGGAATCCACCGATGGTGGAATTACGGCTAGCAGCAGTGAGTCGCCGACGCATCGCCTTGCCCATGTGGACAACCTTGTTGTCGCCATCCACGGCGTCAATCAGCTCATCCAGCAAGCCAAGCGAAAATGCACCGCTGGCATTAAATGCTTGAGAGCTGTCGGTGCCAATCCGTTTCCTGAGGCCATCAAAGCTGCGAGGGTCAACCGACTCATCGCCGTTGAACATGTAATCCTCAAGCGTTAGCCGCATGGATCGCAGCTTCGCCTCGATTTGCTGAGCCCTTACCTGAGGGCCATTGTTTTTGATGAGGTGCATGTCCACATCAATGTCGCCGCCAAACGGCTTGAGGCGTTCGTACTCAGGATTGAGCACGCCGTAGGTAGCCTCAAAGGTTTCGTTGATACCACGAAACCCAACGCCAGGCAGTTCGGCTTCGGTGAGGTAGTCAATGCCACCTTGCACGTTGAGAAAGGGTACGAGGCGGATTACCTCGGATTCAGCAATAGCGCGAATAACGGCCACCCGTTGTTGATTAGTATCAACTTTGGCGGCCTCCAGAAGTGTTAGTCCCATTGGGGGGAGGTTCGGGTGAAGGTCAAAGGGGTGGCATCACGCCGGGAAGACATTGCAGGGCATCACGCCGAGCTGTTTGGATTGGGACCACCTCAGGCATCACGCCATCAGTCGATCCCTGTTGTTTGATGTTTCCCAGGCCCCTAAGCCGTCAGCGGGATTAACTAAAAAGCCTCCGCAATCGCCGCGCTAACAGGCATGGACATCAGGTCCTTGCCGTTGGTAACACGGCCATCACGCCCGGTACGTGCCCCGCCACCGCTACCCATAGAAGGCTCAAAGTGAAGGCCCCAGTACGGATCCGTCTGCAGCCGCTTGAGCCATTTGGTGGGCTCGTACCGCATGCCGGTTTCGGAGTCGATTTCAGGGTTGCCCTTGGCATCAACGACAACCAGTGCGCCGTCTTCAATGCGGAAGTTGGGGCCAAACCGACCCCAGACACCATCAAACGGTGTGGATCCATCGAGAGGGCTGATCTCCACCCGGCCCTTGGCATTAAGGAAAGCCTTCTCGGCTTGCTGCTTCACAAGCTGCCGTTCGCGTGCCTCGCGTTCTTCGATCAGCTCTTTGTTTGTCTGCTGTAGCTGGGCGCTGTACTTAGCTTCAATCTGCTCTTGCGCAATCCGGGCCTGTTGCTCGATCAGCTCCCGCCGAGTCTGCTCTTCCAGTGCCTTGGCTTCAGCCGCCCGGACTGCCTCGGGGTTGGTGGTGCTCAGCTCCCGCAGTTGAGCTTCCTGAGCTTTGACCCGTCGTTCCAGGTCGTTACCCCTGCTTCGCTCACGATCCAGGGTGTGGAGCAACTTGGCCACATCACCGCCCTCGCCGTCGCCTTCGCCACCACTGGGGGCAGGATCAAGGGTCCCTGCAGCACCGCCAGCACCCCCACTGGCACCACCACCACCACCCTCGCTGCCACCTTCAGGGCCCTGGAGGGTGAACTGATCAATCCAACGTTTCTTCATGTGATCGGGGCATCACGCCCGCGAGCAACTACGTCTCCAGCTTTCCGGCTTAGCGGTTGCGCGATGGCTTAGGCCGCTGGCGGCGCTCCTGCTCCCGTTCGGCGGCGGCGATGCGGTTGGCAAGCTGGCGGGTCTGGACGGTTTCCAGGAGGGTCTCGAAGGAGTCGGGCTGGGGTTGGGCGTTAGTCATTTTCGCCCTCCCCCTCGCCATCGCCAGGGGCGGGATCGGTGGGGAATTTGAATGTGTATTTGGTTGTTTGGCCTACTCCAAAGCTTGCAAAGCCAAAACTATTTTGCCCGCCGGAATTATAAGTATTTCCGAGCGGACCAGCGGTGCTTACAAAAGCTAATTTACCCTTTTTGATATTGCTCGCGTCGCCAGGAAGCGGGTCCGCTCCGCTTTCCATGAAGCCGCCAGAAATATAAGCATAGTTAGGGTACCCAATGGGTAAGCTTATTTCCCTAAGAAACTGCGCCGTGTAAGTCACTTTGATCTCAATATCTATTATATCGCCGGGTCGTGGTTCGCTTTGATTCAAAATGATTGCTGTATACTCCTGCAATAGGGTAACGTATACGGTGCCAACACCCCGGTAGGCTGTAAAATAGGAAGGAACCGGGCCTGCCTCTAATTGCTGGTAAGGGTTTGCCCTGTCTTCGTATTGGTCATAAAACCTACCTAAATAGCCTTCGTAAATACGGAACCTTGCACTTTGTCCCAAATAAGATTTTACACTTTTTACGTCGGTTTCATTGTTAGACCATATCAGTATATATCCTTTAGGCTTACCCATTTCCTTAAAGTCAATTTCTGCAACAAAAACATCGTTTATTTTTAAGGTAAATGCAAACGTTGAATTGACACCACCGGCAACTGCACGGGTGTTTTTTAATATGTACAAGAATGGAAAATCTCCGCCAAAAATAAAACTAGGCTCTTCCCATCGCTGCTTTGCCAGCAACCCATTATCTACCTGCATGACCCGCCGCAATTCACCCGGCTTCTCCGGTTGCCGCTTCTGCCTGTTTGCCCGGTTCTTCAGGATCCTGGCCTTCACCAGATCCAGGATCTCCCATGGCACCGGATTGATGTCAACAATCAGGCTCATCCTTGGGCCAGTAGCAGCACGTAGCTCTTGCTTTGCCCTGATTGCAGCGTCTCGGGTGTCGGCAGTAGTACCACCCGGTCGGGATACGTCCGGTTGTCAACCTGCAGCACCAGCGCGTCATAAGTGAACCCGCTACCAGTGGCAGTCAAGGCCATCGTAAATTCTGGCAGTTCGTAGCGTGCGTTGCCGCTATTGAAGCTCCCGGTCCCGATGGTGCCCGTTACCTCCGCGTAGCCATTGCCCGCCGTCAGCTTCACCGCATTCCACGCGCTCATCAGGCTGGCCTGGGTAAGCACCGTGCCACCGCGATAGGCCAGCAGCATCTTGTAGGGCTTGCCCTCATAGGTCAACTGAGCCTGCTTGCCCAGCGCATCCGGTGAGATCAGAACATCCATGAGTATCCCCGCCTACCTGAGCTTTCCGATCATGCCGTCACCGTGAACCCATCGGCAAATAGCAGCACCGTGTAATTGCGGCTTGTCCCTGCTCCCAGCGTAACGACGGGATCTTCGGTTAGCACAAACGAAACACCCGTATTCCACGTCACGGCACCACCACCCCCGATAGTGCCAATCACCAGATAGGCCGAGTCCCAGGACAACCCTGCGCCACCAGATGAGGCGACAAACTGGCAGGATTGGGAGGCTGCCTCAAATCGCTCCGTAGTAGCATTGTAAGCTCCATTCGGAATTGTCCACTCGCAACGCGCATAGCCATTACCACTTTTTTCAACGGCATCCCATTGCGCCGTAGTTGATTCAAGATCCTGCGTTGTCGCCGTCGCGAGACACAGCCTGGCCTTCTTGCCTGCATAGTTGCCCGCAAAAATCCGCCCCGCTTCGTAAGGGGTTTGAATCATTGCAGGCATAGCTTTTTAGGGATAGCTGCTGCAGCTTTCCAGTAAACCGGACAACGGATCAACCTAGCCCGATTGGCCATATATCCCCAACGGATTGCAGCTTTACCGCAAGCGCATAAATAACAGAAGGATCAAAACCGGCTGTGATATTAGGAACTCCGCCAGTATTTGTTGGGTTTGCAAAGGCTAAATTAAGCCCAGCGCCAATGCCTGCAGATCCGGTAGGAGAAACCGTTTGCGGAGGCGCTAGCCCTCTGTTGACCGTTAGAGATCCAGCCGATGACGCGGAACTCCAGGGGCCACCATTGACGAGTTGTGCAGTGGTTAGAGTCATCCGACGGTCCTTGCGAGAAAGACTGGATTGGTGGCGATACTATTCACAAAACCTAACTTCACTAGTTCCAGGATTTCATACTCTTCGGTTCCAGTGGTAACTGTTGCGTTATCCTGAATCGCAAACGTGTTACTTGTCTTGATTGCTGAAAAACCAAAATCAACAGGCAAGTTGGCTGAGTGAACGCTTGAAAGCCTAAGGCCAGTGAATACAGGGTTAAGGTTATTCGCAGCGGCTGGGTTGGCTGCAGTCGTCCATCCTGGCATCACAAATCCTTCATCGCTGAAAGTTGCGCTACCATGGGTGCCAGCGTTTCTGGGCATGGAATACGAACTGACTCGCTCAGCCGAGATGTAACCAGTCGCTGACGTGCTGTTATTAAGGCAGGATCCCAGCAGCAAAGCCCTTCTGGTTCTGCATAAGCACGAAAAACCAGCCACGTAGCTAGCGATAGCTACTCGAAAAAATCCTTCATGGTAGCCGATATCCAAGTCATAAAGGCTTATAAAAGTTGTATTAGCGGGATCAATCGTAAACGTTAAGTAGTCTGTACCGGTTCTGATAAGAAAAAAGGTACGGCCCGAAGATGTGTAGCGAGTGCATGAAAAAGAAACCGAACTATTCAGTGTTAAAAGCTGCGCGGCACCATTGACAGCCGTTGTTACGTTGTCGTAAAAATCTAGGAATGCCGTACCTGTTGGGACATCGGTCCCAGCGTTCCAGCCGCTTACAATTCTAAGCCAAATGCCTACGGTGCTAACAGTAAACCAGTAGTAAGTCTTGCCGTAAGTCTTGGAGTTGTCATAAACAATCTCCAGTACTCGATGCTCGCGGCCACCAGAAGAAAACGAATCGAACCATGCACTCATCAGCCCCGCGCCGATGAAGGCATCCCTTAGGTCGTCACAAACGGCAGTAGCAGCCCAGGGGGCGGTAGCAGATGCATAAACCTGTTTGGTGACAGCCATGGCTAAATTTCCTCAAGGAAAATGGTGAGAGTAAGGGTGACAGGCGATGTGCCGCCATTTTGTTTGATCAATCTAACATAAACAAGACCATCGCTATCACCTTGCATCACTGGAACTGAATTGCGGACAATCGTCTGATCTGCTTGTGTTGTTACAGTCTCAGAATACGGCCTATTTTCGCCTAGGTCGATGACTGCTTGCAGGTTGCCACCAGAAGCGCTTCTGGAGTCTGCCGCCCGTTGATCGCTGGTACGATAGATCCTGACCCATGAAGGCTCAGATACCTTTACGGCCAATAGCTTTGCTAACTTGCCAATGCTTATAGCAAAATCTTCTACACCAAATTGCGCCAGTTCTGATGTTGTATGAGTTTTTGTAGTGCGGGATCCCATCGCTACAACCGTGCCATAGGTGATGATGGCCCCCGATCCGCTGCCGGCCAGCAGCAGCGACGCAGATACGGCTGAGCCAAGGGTGACAATGGCCCCCGATCCACTGCCTGCGAAACAATCCACCGACTTGTTGAGGGTGCCGTATGACGTTGCCACGCTCACCAGGTTCTCCACTACCGGCGTCAGGTTGTAGTCCGACTCCAACAGCCAGGTCAGCGATCGACTCACACTCTCGCGCCGCACCACCTCCGGCACCGCCCCTACCGTGGCCAGCACGGTCAGGTCTGCTGCGTACACGTCCCCCTCGACACCAGCCGTCCCAAAGCTGGTAAACACGCTGCCAGGCGATCTTGGGTCAAAGCCAACTGGCGCCGCAATGGTGTTTGCTAGGGCAGGGGCGCCGCTGACCACTGGGGTGACGGTCTGCAGGTTAGTGGCGGGAACCATCATCGGGAACCAATCAGCGCCGCTGGCTCCGGCCGTCAAGCCCGCCCCGCCGTCAAGCATGGCATCACAGCCGGCGATCAGCCCCTCGGCATCAAAGGCGTAGGTGATGCCGTTAGCCCTGAATCGACCCACGGTGCCGGCTGCTTCGATGTAGATGCCGGCCAGTGGCTCGCTGGGGATGTTGCGAAACTCGGTGGTGATCGTTTTGCCATTGGCCATTCCTGACAGGATGGTATAAACCGCTTTACCGTATTTGTATGCAGCGGCATCAGCTTCACCATTGACAAATGTCATGCCAGTACCATTGTCGCCAGCACCATCAGCGGGTCGCAGGTAGCTGTCTGGGGCGAACTGCATGTCGTATTTGCCGATGCTACTTGCGCTGCTCTGGCCAAACTGCAAGGTCACTAGCTGAGGCGTTGACTCACCTCTTGGATTTGTTTTCTCTAGACTACTGTTAGTAGTTACGTCGTTTTGGATGTTGTCTAGTTTGTTGTTTTGCTCGTCAACCTCCTTTGGTGGTACGGGAATTTGCCCGCGCCCTATATTGATTACCGTTTCACTGCCACTGCAAACCAATGCGGCCATTCGATCGAACAGCGCTAAGGTGCTTGCAATCCTGGCGGTATCATTGAATTTGCTAGCTATTTTCATTGTTGCGGAAGCAATCGTCTTACCTGATGATGTTGCTCCCCAGGCTTGATATACGGTGGTTGTTTGTAGTGTTGTATCTGCTGCTTTGTTTTCTGTTTTATCAACTACGGTTTTTCTTATCAGGAAGTTGTCTTGGGCGAAGTTGACACCGTTGTAGTTTTCAATAGCAAGCCCGCCTGCAAAGGCAACAAGTGGCTCGTATTCTTCCGTTACTTGCTGAGTTTCTACCGGGCCATCTTCTGTGATCTTGTAAGATTTAGAAACTTTGATTGCTTTAACCTGCAGTGCAAGGGGGGTGTAACCACTGCCGCCCTCTCGTTTTGATTTCCATTCAGTTGGATTTACAGCAGCGCTGCAAGTAGTTGTGTCTGATGTTGACTTATAAAGTACGTCTTGTTTTTGGAGCTTGTCGTCCTTATCCCTGTATCTGATTGTCCTGTAAAAGCTCTGGTTTACCGACTCAGAAACAAAACTAACAGAATCCTGAAAAGTTACCTTGGCGTTGCCAACTGTGCGTTGATATTCAATCTCATATCTTTGCGCGGGGCTGATGGTCTTTTGATATGTCCAGTTCCTTGCGTACATTGGTCCATTTAGTTCTTCGTCATAGATGTGCAAGCCGCTCGGGTTCTTGGGCTTGTAATTCGGCGGCGCCACAACTGCCGTGTAGTTGACCAGGATCTCATCCGGTGCCGCAGGATCGCCGATCGGCTCCAACGTGATTAAGTCTTGCACCGTCAGTACCGGACCGTTGCCGGCAGAGTCCGATACTTGCCGCAGTCGCAGGTTCTCGCCGGCATCAATGAACCCGTACAGACCCGCCTCCCCCAGGATCCTGCTGGCAATGTCCAGGTAGCCATCTGACAGGTCAATGCTGTCAACCGCCCTGGCGCCCGTGATGGCAGGGTTGCTACCTGCCTGGGTGATCCCGCAGCGATCTAGGCAGGTGGCAACCACACTGCTCAAATGGCAGATATGCGGCGTTGATCCTGCTGCTGTTGGCTCAACCGGTGTCCACTGGGGGTCCTCATCGGCGTAGTAAATCTCAGCTTTCACCAGGTCCCACTTCAGGGCCAGCAGGCAGCCAACCGTCAGGGTGGTCTGGTTTTCGATCGGGTCGCTCGCCGCCTTGATCACCCGCAAACGCCTGGGGAACCGCGTCAGGGCGCCCCCTGGCAGCCGCACCCCTAGGGTGATTTCGGTGCCCTTGGCCGGCTGGATTAGGCCGCTGATCACCACCTCCCCTTGCGTGCGCAGGAGTCCTACTCCGGGCTGCAATGGATCGGTGGATAACTGCCCCCCAACAACAGGCCCCAGGTTGCTGAATACCTGAGCGCGAACATCAATCGGTGCTGCAGGCATCAGGCAGCCCTCCGCTTGAGCTTCACGGTCACGATGTAGCGCTCAACCACCGCGCCACCGCTGATAATCTGGTCGCGCTCCAGTCCCATCTCACCCACGGGCCAGAAGTCGGTAGCTCCAGGACGTACGGCGATGGTGGACGCAAACCAGGCCTTGAGCGCAGTCCAGCCGGCGGAATTGGTGACCCCCCGAACGGTCCGCACCTCAGAGGCCACCAGGGGGCCCCGCGCCACGAACCCCCCGGTACTAGTGGGCTCTAGTGACGGGCCATCCTCGAAGCCCTCGGGTTGATCGAGTAGCGCCAGGGTGGTGGTGCCAAGTGTGATGGAGCCGTAGGCGGGCAGGAACGCATCACCCCCCAGGCGAGCTTTCTCGTTCTGGCGTAGCACTACCGCCAACTGCTGCGCCGCGTCGATCAAAGTGAAATTGACCTTGACCCATGCCCCGGTAGTTTCGCCCGCTGGCGCCCCGGTGAACCAGCAGCCCAGGCCGGTGACACTGCGGCCATGGGCGGAGCAGGTTAGCGCCACGGTGGCCCCTACGGCTCGGCTGGTGATGGTGGGCGATTCCAGGATCTTGGCCGCCTGCCAGGCATCGAAGATCGAGCAGCACGTCACCCACTGCGCTGGCGTGCAGAGCCCCGCCACAGTGAAGCGCCGCGCCGTCAGGCCCTGCTCAGTTTCAGCTTCGGCATAACCGATCGGCTGCGCCTGCAAATAGCGCAGGGTCAGTGTGCTGCCGCCATAGCTGAGCTGCAGGCTCATGGGGCCACCCTCAACGCATCCGCGCCATGGTCTGCTGCAGCTTCAGGCCGGATCCATCGCCTCGCACATTGACACCAACGTTCCACGCTTTACGCCTCAGCTCAGCTACCTCCTGGCTCAGGTTTCCAACCGCCGCCGCAAGATGGGCCATTGCCGGGTCAGATCCCACCCGCATCACGCCAGCACCGCCAAGGGCCCCGGATTCCTTCAGTCGGCTGGTCACGGCAGCGGGGATCACGGTCCCCTTTGATGGCGCCATCCAGAGGCTGTTTGCGGGTCGGTTGATCAAGCTGAGCGCCCCGGATGCCGACAGGAACGATTCCTGCCCCAGGCTCATCCCGCTCGGGCCGTCATTGATGCGGTAGGTCTGGCCGGCGTCCACCGGGCCACCGGTAAACCTGGCTGAGGGCAGACCGGAAGCCCCTTTCAGTGAATCGTAGAACGCCTGGGCCGAGCCAGCGGCTTTCGACATGTTGGCGGCCATGCCTGCGGTCTGAGTCCTGGTTGCGTTGGCGGCAGAGGACGTTTCTCTCATGGCTTCCTCAAGGAATCCGCTTAATCGAGCAGCACGCTTAGTTTTGTCTTGAACGTTAGAAAACTGATCACCAATGTCCTTGACCTTTTGGAACGTGCCATCAAGGGCTTGTTGTAAACCAACTCCAGCAGCTTGCGCCTTGATTGCATTGCGTGCCGCTTCGTCGTTGGCGGCAGCCGTTTCCGTCACTATTGGCTGAATTTGGGATAATGTATCCAGCTTGGCTTTAGCCGTATCCAAATCAAGCCTGGCAATCTCTAAATCCTTTTCTGCGATTTCCGTATTTGTTTCATCGCCTGCTAGTCTAGCTTTCTCTTCATTTAATTTTGCTTTTTCTACGTTTATTTGTGCAGCACTAACCGCTTGCTCAGCCTCCAATCTGGCCATCTCCTGCTGCAGGGTAAGCAGATTTCCCATTAGCTCTTGCTGCTGAAGCAATGCTTGATACTTAAAATTTATAGCTGCTATTTCTATTTCAAAGTTTTGCCGCCTTTGTTCCGCAATTTGCTGTTCACTTGCGCCCATGTTTCGCATTTGTTGCAGTTCGTAATCTTGGCGACTGCGGATAATGCCATAGCGTGACTCCTCTAGTCCGATCAGCGCCTGACCTAGGTTGATACCAGCTTGACCAACCTGTACTTGGCCTTGGAGTTGAGCCTGAGAAAGCTGACTGTAGGCTGCTGTTAGATTTTTCGCGTTTTCATTGGCGACTATATCTTCTAAGTTTTGGCTTCGCTTGTTGCCAAGGATCTGCCCTGCAATCGCCTCCTGCTCCCTAACTCTTGCGTTTATCTGCGCTTGCGTTTCGCCTTGTTTGCCAAGTTCAGTGGTTAATTCCTTGTTGCCGCTGAGCAGCTTATCAACGCCAGGTATTTTTGAAAGCTCGGACAACCCCCGGGACGGGTCTAGCAACTTTTGCAAATCGTTGCCGATGGGTGTTGCTAATGCTTTGCTGATGTTTGAGCCTGCTTTTTCTGCTAATTTTGCTGTAATAGATATAGCTTTAGCAAGGTCTGAAAATCGCTGTGATGCGCCAGGAAGTGCTGTATTGACAGTTCCTGCAAGGTTTTTGGTGGCATTGACAAGTTGGTTAAATCCACCGGCTATCGTTTCGGTCGCAATCTTGCTAGCTTCCGCAGCTTGGCCGCTTTTCTTGTTTTGATTATCAAGCTGCTCATTATATGTCTTGAGTTGGTCGTTAAGCAGTGGTTGTATCGCAGTTTGTGCTTCAACTGAACCTAGTAAGATGGCGATTTTGTCGGCCGCCCCTCCGGTCTTAGCCTGAACATCTGCAAGGAAACCGCCAAAGCCTTTGACCTGCAGGGATGCCAGGTCAAAGCTAAGGCCTAGGCTTTTTGCCAGGGTCTTAGCCTCTTCGCTTGGCTTGAGGATTGAGGTAATCGCCTGGAGTAAACCGGTAAATGTCTGCTCAACCGGGACGCCCTTTAGGGTTGCTGTTGAGATTGCAGCGCTTAGCTCCTTAAAAGGTATCCCAGCGGCTGCTGCAATAGATGCAACATTCCCTATGTTGTCACTTAATTGCCTAACAGTAATGACACCATCGTTTTGAGTTTGCACAAGGGTATCAACAATTCCCTGAGCGTCTTTTGAGGTCAAGCCATAGGCGTTGATAATGCCTGAAACCGTTTTCGTAACATCGCCAAGCTCGGCAAATCCCCCCGTTGCACCTAGCACAGATGCCTTGAGAATATCAACGACTTCCGTTGTATCACTAAATCCACTTGAAACAATATCGTAAGATGATTTTAGGAGTTCACCTTGGCTTACGTTGTTGCCCAGCTCGCTTGAAAGATCAAGTAATGCCGAGCTTAATTCTTTAGAATTTGACCCCAGCGTGCGAACCGCTGCACCTGCATTGTCAAGCTCAACAACAGCTTTGCCGACAAATGTAATCGCTTCATAAAGTCCCAGAAAAGCGGTTGCCTGCAGCGCGACACCTTTCACCGCCGCGCCAAAGGTGTTCATCGCCGTAGTGCCACCTGCTAAGGCGCTGTCTACTTGCCGCTGTGTTTGCGCAATTTCCCGCTGTGCAGCCGCAAACTCCTTGGATCCGATCTTTGCTTTCTCCAGGGTCTGGTTCAGCTCATTCAGCCGGCCACGCAACCCGGTGATCGTCTGGTCACTGCCGGCAAAACCTTGCTTGAACTGCTCCCCCGCCTGCTTGCCTTGCTGGCCAATCAGCCGCGACGCATCGAGTACCCCCTTAACATCGGCCGTTACCTTGACAACCCACTCGTTTGCCATGTCAGCTTCCTGGGGTGACGACGTACTCGGTGGGGTTGGTCCAGCTCAGGGCGTACTGATCAAGCACCCCGATACCACGGCCCGGGGGATCGCCACCGATCGGCACCGCACGGCAGCCGGGGAGCAGGGCAATGATCCGCTGCGTGAGCAACTGCAGGGCCGTGAAGTCACCCGCTGGCGACCACTCGGACACGTAGAGCCGGAACTGC